TAGGTCAGTGGTATCTCTCCCAAATCCAGAGGCTACCCATGAACTGGGCAAAGCCTTTGGGTGAATGCCCCTTCTGCTCTGGTGCTTGGCAGTACCTGGTCATCAGTTATCTCATCTTTAATTACCCTTTTTACTTATGTTTAATTTTCTTAGGCGCAAACCATCTGTGCCTCCTACTGCTGAACCGATGGCAGAAGAAGCTCCTCTTCAAGGAGAAGCTGGCCGAATACATTACAGAGGAGTAGCACCGAAAGAACGGTGGGATCAGATTGAGTTTGCCTTCACATCTGGTGGCATTAACTACTTCAAGTTCACTACTGAGGTCAATGTGCCATTCCAGAGGGCAATAGCTGCCCGGGATATATTTACCGAAGAACTCTGGCAGATTAACCCTGACTTCCTCAAGGGATGGAATAATGGCCTGATTAATCTAATTACTGACCGGAAGAAGAAGGATGAGAAGAAGCTCTATGAGATAGGCATCTTAGCATCCAGACTCAAGGAGCAGCTGGACATCAGCATGAGCCTGACCAGGCAGCTGAAGCTGGCAACAGTAATCTACTTTGATGAAGAGGAGAACCCACTAGACTACCAGTACCCTTACAATAAGCAGAAGATGGAGCATTGGATGAAGCACAATGATGTAGAGGGTTTTTTTTTGAAACTGCCGGAGTACGCCTATCTGCCCTCTTTGACCGAATACAGTCAGAATTTCCCGACCTATTTACAGGGCGAAACTCTGCAAAACATAAACAACCTGAAGCACATTATTACACTTCAGTCATTAGACAGCACCGACAGCGATTTGATGAGCAATTTGCAATCACAGGTGGACATCTTAGAGAAATTAAGCATCTGGTCGAAAGGCCAGTTTACGAGTACTACTTAATCTATAATGCTTATCTTAGCGACTTGAAGAAGAAGAAAAACAGAGTAAAGGGTTAGATTTGTTTGTTCTCATGAGGAAAGAGCCATCCAATCGGGTGGCTTTTTTTATTCATATCTTTGAGCCAAACATTAAGCACATGGCTATTTCCAGCAATGACATTAAGATTAGGTATGTCATAGACACTACTGAGCTATCCAAGGCACAGCAGGGCTTCGATAAAATCACGGCAGAAGAGCAGGATGCAATAAGGGAGCTAAAGAAGTTCAATTCAGAACTTAATAAGACAAGCTCTAATGCTTCCGATGCAGGCAGTAAGATGTCTGGTGCATTCAAGCAAGCAGGAGGTGGTATTGATGGCTTTCTTAAGAACCTAGGGCCAATAGGCCCAGCCATAGCCGGAGCATTCAGCATTCAAGCTGTGATTGGCTTTGCTCAGTCAGTGTTTAAGGTTACTGCTGAGTTTGAAAAGATGGGTTCGGTGCTTAAGAACACATTAGGAAGCGGAGCTGCTGCTAATGTTGCTCTGGAGAGCATTAAGGAGTTTGCTAAGACAACTCCATTTTCTGTGCAAGAACTCACTGCATCGTTTGTAAAGCTGGCTAACCAAGGCTTTACACCTAATGTAAATCAGATGCGTAAGCTAGGTGACCTAGCCTCATCTACAGGCAAGTCATTCGACCAATTAGCTGAAGCAATAATTGATGCTCAAACTGGAGAATTTGAAAGGCTAAAGGAGTTTGGAGTAAGAGCAAGCAAGTCAGGGGATCAGGTAACCTTTAGCTTTAAGGGAGTAGAAACTCAGACTAAGTTCACAAATGAGGCTATAAGAGATTATCTAGTTAGCCTGGGAGACTATGAAGGAGTAGCCGGAGCATCAGCAGCAATCAGTGAAACATTAGGAGGCAAGGTCAATAACTTGGGTGATGCCTGGGATGGATTCTTGAATCAGATAGGCACAATGTTAGGCCCTATCCTCCAGTCAGCTCTTGAGCTTACCAGTGACTTCATGGCTGGAATTAACTCAATCTTTAAGCTAGGCAAGGATGAAAGCAAAAAGAATGCTGACCTTGAGGTTGAGTCTTATAAAGGGGCAAAGGGCAGGATAGCTAAGATGACTGATGAGCAACTTCAGGCTGAACTTAAAGGCAATAATGCAAAGCTCAAGTCTCTGAATAGTGTTGCAGGGGAGTATGACAAGACCAGCAAGACCATAAGTAAATATGGGATGCTTATCAAAGTTAGTACGCTTGGGTTACTTGATCTTTCAGCAGTTCAAGCTACCAGAGCATTAACAAGCGGAAGAGAAGCAAAGGCTGCAAAAGAACAAAAAGCTGCACTTGATGGAGTCAATGGAGCAATTAAGGAGGAGCTGAAGCTGAGAGGTGATGAAAAAGCTAAAGCAGATGCAGCAGCAGCAGCCAAAAGTAAAGCAGATAAGGCAGCAGCAGAATTAGCTGCAAAAAATGCTAAGAAGGCAAGAGAAGAACAACTTGCTCAAACGAAAGAGCAGTATCAGAATCAGCTTAAACTTGCTCAACTAGAGAAAGATCAACAGACATTAATACTTGAGATTCAAGGAGCAGGCAAAGAGGCTGGAATGGCTCAAGAAATTATCTATCAGCAGAAGGTAGCCAAGATTAAGGAAGACTTCCAGAAGAGAGGCATAGGCATAAGTGAGAGAGAAGTTGAGATAGCTAAGCTTACTGCTCAGAAATCAATTGAAGAATATGAGAAAGCTTATGCTAAGCTATTCTTAAAGCCAAAGGATGCAGTTGAGAAGTTTCAAAAAGACATCACTAAAAGTGAGGAGGAAGAGGAGAAGAAAAGGAATGATAATAGGCTAGCCCAAATGAAGGCATGGCAAAAGCAATATGAGCAAGGTCTGGAATATGAGAAACAAGCAAGAGAAAAAGCTGAAGCAGATAAGCAGGCAAAGATTGATGCTACATTCCAGCTTACAGGAACTTTACTAAATGGTTTTAGCAGCCTCTACCAGACCTCTATCAACAATGAGATTGCTGCCATGAATAAACGCTATGACAATGAGGTAGCAATGGCAGAAGGCAATGAGCAGAAGATTCAAGAGATTAATAACCGGAGGGCAGAGCAGGAGAAGCAGCTGAAGACTAAAGCCTTCCAAGCAGAGCAAGCAGCAGCCATTGCGAGAGTAATCTTTGAAACTGCCTCAATCATTGCCAAGTGGTCAAGCAATCCAGTTACCTTGCCTTTAGCTGCTCTGACATTAGCTAACCAGGCAGCACAGATAGGGTTTATCTTAGCTCAGCCTGTGCCTGAGTTTGCCGAGGGTACTAAGGGCAAAGCCTTCGAAGGTGGTAGGGCAATGGTAGGTGAGCGAGGCATTGAGAAGGTAGTCACTGCATCTGGCAAAGTCTACTTCACTCCACCGACTGCAACGCTGGTTGATCTACCTAAAGGCTCTCAGGTTATCCCTAACCATGCCTTGAGCAAGCAAGAGTTATTCTATGCTTCCAGATACTCTGGAGGCTCACAGGCCAGCAATCCAATGTATGGCAAGCTAGATGAGTTAGGCAGCATCTTGAAAGGTCTGCCTATTACCCAGCTCAACATGGATGAGAAAGGATTTGAGAAGTATATTCGCACCGAAAGGAGGACAACCAAAATCCTCAACAATCGGTTCAGAAGCTGATGTCATTTCTAATTGGTTTAGATTAATTGCCGAAAGTGCCTCTGTTCTACAGGGGCTTTTTCTTTTTACCTTTGCAACATGGCAGGCTGGAAATTCTACTTAGATGGTAATGAGGTTGAAGAGCCAATAGGCTGGGATGGCATTGAGTTTACTGCCATCAGGATGGAGAGTCATGGCATTGACCAGCCCTTCAGCACAGAGGTTAAATTCTATGATAAGGGAGCTAAATACATTAAAAGCATATTTGACACCTACTACATCAATGAGCCTATTAACATTACCATTACTTCTGATGTAGGCTACAATGGAAACAGCTACACCTTTGCCGGATTCCTAAACCTAGCCATCTATCAGGAGCATAATGTATGCGATACGGATAGCTTTGAGGTGACGGTAGGAATTATTGATGATAACTTCCGAGAGGACTTCAAGGCTAGGCAAGATGTAGAGATAGACCTGACTGCCACTACTGACCTTAACGGTAATTCCATCAGTGCGCTTACCTTCAAAAACATTAGGCTGCATAGACAAGACCTTTATCAGTCTGCCTTTGGTAAGAACTATGCTGACTTTACAGGCACATTATCCAACACAGGCATACCATCCACCCAGACCTTTATATTATGCCCTACCTTCTGGCAGAACTCTGACTATGTAGAGCAGTATGGCAACACAGCCAACACTACTACCATCCTACTGACAGGCAC